CCTCGCTGACACCGGCCAGACGTTCGACGACGTCATGAGCAAGCAGGAGCAGTACGTCGACTCGACCATCAACGGCTTCGACCGCATCGACAACGACTCCCAGATGAGCCTCGACTCGCTCGTCGACAACCTCAACAAGAACGCCGACCAGCAGCGCCAGTGGTCCGATGACATCCAGGCACTCATGGAGGCCACCGGTCGAGGCTCCAACGACGCGATGATTCAGGGCCTCCTCTCCGCAGGCCCGGGCAAGGTGCAGGAGGCCGTCGAGGAGGCGCTCAACGACCCGTCCGGCCAGGCCATGCAGAAGCTCGAGGAGGCGTTCGCGAACGCCGGCTCCGTGATGTCGCCTACCTTCGCGGCGAACCTCGAGGCCACCGCCGACGAGATGTACGGCTCATCGAAGAGGGTCGGCACCATGACCGCCGTCTCCCTCGCCGAGGGCATCGACGAGGGCAAGACGAGCGTCGCCCAGTCCTCCTCGGACACCGCCGGCCAGGCCGTAGACCAGATGGAGTCCCACACCGAGGACGCCAAGACGGCCGGCGGCGACATCGGCACGGCGTTCTCCGACGGGCTCTCCGGCTCTACAGAGGCGGTCACTACCGCCGCGTCCGCAATCAGCCAGGCGGCAGTGACGGCGTTCAACGGAGGCGACGGCTACAACGCGGCGTACAGCGCCGGCGCGAACATGACCGGAGGCTTCTCCGACGGCCTCGCTGGCTCCATCGGCCTCGCTACGTCAGTCGCGTACGGGGCAGAGGCCGCTGTGGCCAACGCCCTCAACGGTGGGGCAGGCTACAACGACGCCTACAGCGCCGGGGCGAACATGATGGGCGGGTACTCGGACGGCCTCGCTGGCTCAATCGGGCTCGCGACGTCTGCCGGCGAGTCCGCGCGTAACAGGGTCGCGAACGCCATGAACGGCGGCCGAGGAACCTCAATGGCCCGCTCCGAGGGCTCGAACATGATGGGCGGGTTCGCGGCCGGCCTCAGCTCCGCTATATCGAGGGCGCGAGACGCCGGACGCAGGGCAGCCCTCGAGGCGCAGTCTGGCATGGGGTCGAACTACAACGGCGCCAAGAGCGCCGGCCGGAACGAGATGGGCGGGTTCTGCGACGGCCTCTCTGAGGCTGACGTGGCCTACTCGAAGGGCCGCGCGGCGGCACTGTCTGCGCAGAGCGGTGCCGGCTCCAACTACTGGGGCGCCCACAGCGCCGGCTCCAACTTCGGCTGGGGCTTCGCGAACGGAATCGACTCCACCAGCTCGGTGGTCTACCGCAAGGCGTACAACCTTGGAGTCACCGCCGTCGACGCCGCCAAGAAGGCGACCGACGAGCGCTCCCCGTCGAAGAAGATGCGCCAGGTCGGCGTCTTCTTCGGACAGGGCATGGGAATCGGCATCGACGCAAGCTCCGCCGAGGTCGCTGGCAAGGCGCGGGCCATGGCCGCCCGGGCCATAGGCTCCGTCGGCGACGTCGAGGCGTCCGGCAGGCGCATCGGCAACGCGATGGGCAGCGGGTTCTCTAAGGGCGTCTCCTCGGTGCCGACGGCAATGAGGGCGGCGTTCTCCGAGGCCGAGTCCGTCGCACGCAGGGCCGACACCTCCTCGTGGGGTGCGTCCCAGACCCGCAGGGCGTCAATCAGGCACGCCCAGCTGGCCCCGATGGATGACGATTCGGCAAGGAGGGCCCTCATCGGGGCCATCGAGTACGGCGTCGCGTCCGCGATGGAGTCCTCGCAGCGCTCCGACACGGCGGCTCCCCCGGAGGTCGTGCTCAGGGTAGACGGCGAGGTACTCGCACGCGCGGTCGCGAGGGGCAACAGGAGCCTCGACAGGCGCGGCGCAAACGGCAACAGGGTCGAGTTCGTGTAGGAGGGGCCATGGCGCTTATATCGGTCGGTCCGAGCAGCGGGGCGCTTGTCCCCATCACGCCGGACCCATACAGCCTCAAGTGGAGCCTGATGGACGTCAGCGCCAGCGACGCCGGCCGCTCCATGAGCGCCAACGCCCCGATGTACAAGGACCGCATCGCCCAGAAGCGCAAGCTCGAGCTTGCGTGGAGGGCAATCGGCCACGCCGACGCGGGGCGCATCCTCCGTGCGTTCGACCCTGAGTACGTATGGGTGAGCTACTGGGACGCGAAGGACGACCAGTGGGAGGTGCGCGAGTTCTACGTCGGAGACCGCGACGCTCCCGTGAAGCTCTTCTGGGCGAGCACCGGCGCCCTGTTCGAGACAATATCGTTCGACATCATCGAGAGGTAGCCGATGCGGCAGCTTTCAACAAGGTTCTCCGAACGCCTCTCGAGGAACGCATCCCTCATCGCGAAGGCCACCCTCACGCTGGCAGACGGCCGTACGGTCGAGCTGACCGGGGACGACATCGTCGGCATCACCCGCGAGCAGGCCACGAGCTCCGACTCGTCGTTCGACATCGGCGGGGCCGTCATAGGAAAGTGCGGCGTCACCCTCAACAATCACGACGAGAGGTTCTCGTCGTACGACTTCACCGGCTCGACCATCGTCCCATACGTCGGGGCGACCTTCGGGGAGTACGTTACGCGGGGAGGCACGTGGAAGTCCGGCATCTCGGTCCAGGTGTCCGAGGCGGTGGACGGCACCCTCTCCGCCTCGGTGTACCGCGACGGGATTCCTCTCTCTGACCAGGAGGTCGCGATGCTCGGAACCCTCGTCTGGTACGAGGGCGGAGTACGCGCCGGTACCGGGCGCACGCTCGAGCGCGGGAGCCGAGTCGTGACGGACAACCTCTGGGAGGCCGAGCGCGTGGTCTCCTCGGAGCCGAGGGAGAACGGGGTCTACCACTGCACGGGGTCTCGCGGAGTGAGGACCGATGCAACGACTCCGTCTACCTCCGCCGGAGTGACGGTCGACGTCGCGTTCTCGGTGAGGCCGCACGAGGACGGCTGCTCGTTCGCGATGGCCGGGCTGTACCGCGGGGAGTCCACAGCCTATGGACTCTCCTATACCGACTTCAAGTCTGCCGCGAAGGACGTGTGGACCAGCGTCGCGGGCAGGCTCTCGATTCCTGCGAACGTCGGCATGTACCAGGTGGTCATATGCAACTCAAAGGCTTCCGCTGGTTCGTGGGACGCCACCGGGGTGGCGCTGAGGACCAACCTGCCCACGCGCGACGTCGAGTGCCGGTTGGAGGCGTAGCGGATGTCTGGCGAAAACCTGATAGAGGGCGTCAAGCCGACGCTGCAGCGCGGGACGACAATGAGCGACGGCGTAATCGTCACTGGCGTATCCAAGGGCGACTGGTGGGACGCCGCCATATGGAGGGTGCAAGGCACCGCCTCGGCCGACGAGAGGACCGTCCACCTGGGGGCAAGCGTCCGGTGGCACGGCGCGTCGTCTGGCAAGGGCACCGTGTACCTATCCACGGCATGGTACGACTCGAATGGCAACGCCCAGTCAACGAACGTCAGCCTCACGAAGGCCGTCAAGGTCACCGGAGAGTGGCAGCGCGTATCGCTCTCGGCGCAGCTACCGGCTGGGGCGAGGCTCTACAACTTCCACGTCGGCCTCTACTACGCCGACACCGCCCTCGAGGTATCCAACCCTGTCGTCTCCTATGGCTCCCCGGTGACGCTGGCCGCTGCCACGCACGAGTGCGTGGAGACCGAGTGGCTCAGGCTCGGAGAGTACTCCGTGGACCAGCCCGACTCGTACGGCGGGACAATCCAGCTCGACTGCCTCGACGGTCTGACGAGGTTCGAGAGGCCATTCACTGACGTCAGCATCACCTACCCTGCAGAGCTTCCGGCAATAGTGCGGGCGATTTGCTCGGCGTGCAGCGTCCCCCTCTCGGGGTCGTCGAACGAGGTCCTGTTGTCGTACTCGTCCGGCAGGGGCGCGTCCGTTCCAGACGTCTCGAGGATGCCCAACGCCTCGTCGATGACGTGCCTGGACGCGCTCTCGTACGCCCTGCAGGCGATGTGCATGTGGGCGAGGATGGACCAGTACGGCGAGCTAGAGGTCGGGTGGTACCCGACGTCGGCGTTCGAGGACGAGTCCTGGCTCGCGGGAGGGACATTCGGCTCTTCCGCAACGGCAGACTCGGCGGACGGCGGGACGCTCTCGGACACGAAGTCAGGGGACTCCGCCGACGGTGGCGACTTCTTCACGCCCCGGACCGTGCCGCACCTGCTCGACTGGTCGGACCTCACGGTGTTCACCGACGACGTAGTCGTAACCGGAATCCAGGTCACCGCACAGAACGAGGTCGTCGTTGGGAGCGACGGCAAGGAGCAGAACGGCCGCGACGGCGAGACTGCGCTGTCCGGGAGCGCCGGCTACGTCCTCAAGGTGGAGGGCAACCCGTTCATAGAGTACGGAACCGCCTCCGCATACGCTGCCTCCATAGCCGCCGCTGCAGTCGGCATGAGGTTCCGCCCGTTCCAGAGCTCGTGCTCCGTGAGCCCCGCGGTCGAGGCAGGGGACGCAATCGTGGTGGTCGACCGCCGCAACAACACGTACCGCTCCTACGTCACATCCGTCTCGCTCGTCGCGAACGGGCAGGGCACCATCAGGTGCTCGGCGGAGTCCGCCGCACGCAACAGCGCCGCCTCGGCGTCCGCCCAGACGGCGACGGCGGTCGCGGCGAGGAAGGCCGTGCGGCGCGAGCAGAACGCCAGGGAGCTGGCCCAGTCCCAGCTCGCGAAGAGAATATCCGACGCTGCCGGCCTCTACAGCACCGAGCAGACGCAGTCTGACGGCTCGGTGGTCCACATGCTCCATGACAGGCCAACGCTGGCGGACTCGAGGATTGTCTGGAAGATGACGGCCACGGCGGTGGCGGTCTCCACGGACGGTGGCAAGACGTTCACGAACGGGGTCACCGCCGACGGCGACGCAATCCTCAACCGCGTCTATGCAATCGGGCTCGACGCCGACCACGTCACGGCCGGAACCATACGCTCGAGGGACGGGAAGTCGTGGTGGAACCTCGATACCGGGGAGGTCGTGCTGTCGAGCTCGGCCACCATCGGCGGCCTAAGCTCCGGGACCATCAACTCCAACATCAACGGCGTGAAGAGCACCGCGAACGCGACGGCGACGCTCATACGCCAGTACGGCTCGGGCGTGCTCGTATGCAGGACAAACCAGTCGCTTGGCGCACTTGTCAACCCGAGCGGCTCGTTCGACGTCGTGAAAGTGGCATGGAGCAACGGCGTTCCGAGCGTCAGCGGGACCATCACGACGTTCGGCGCGAAGTCCGTGTCCATGCTGAGCGGCCTTCTGTCAGTCGAGACGACATCGGAAATCAACTCTGCGCTTATAACTGCGACGAACCTTTATCTCAGGGGCACGCTTGGTACGACCATCGGCAACAGCTACCCAAGCGGCAAGACCACAATCTTGGGTGGCGGCGGGATAAGCATTGGTGGAGCAGACGTGCCAGTGAGTGTGAACAACAGGTCGTTCACCCCCGTCTATCGGGCCTACAACCAGTACGACAAGACGTACATACTCACTGCGAGCCTTAGTGAGTACAACTCAATCGTGTCGGCCGGTTGGACCGGTGACGGCGTGACTTTCTACGCATTCGGATAGGGGTGCGCCAGTGGACTACTACGACGAGGAATTGAACCTGCTCGAGAACCCCGACCTATCCGACAAGCTCATCGATGAGCGCATCTCGGAAGGCAAGACGTACCTTGTGCTGCGCCCGCTCGACGCGAAGCAGGCCGAGACCAGAAGACAAGCGATTGTCGCAATGGCCGCACAGCCGACTGCGAGCGCCACAGAGGATGCCTTGGCCGACCTAGGCGCCTACGTTGCCGCTCTCGAGGCTCGCGTCGAGGCACTCGAGAAGGGTGGTGCCTGATGGCTGAGATGTATGCGCGGAGGGTGCTCCGCGGCGATATGGAGATATGGCAGGTCCCGGCGCCGTGGCGCGAGAGGGCCATGGAGATAGTCGCGCAGCGGCAGGAAGGGGACTGACATGGCAATCCAGATGAGGCGGGGGGCGTTCGAAAACTTCGACCCAGCATCGCTCCTCCCAGGCGAGTGGGCGGTCGTGCTGAGCGGTGACACCGGCTCGACCAACGGCCAGTCTGTGTACGTGTGCTTTGCCGCCGGTTCCACGAAGAGGCTCGCCACGGTCGAGGACATGGCGACCATCATCAGGAACGCCGAGACTGAGGTGGTGGGGGAGCTAACGAGGCTCGCGACCAATACGGACGAGTCACTCAGGCTCGCCGAGTCTGAGCGCGTCGCCGCCGAGCAGCAGAGGGCTTCCTCCGAGCAGTCGAGGGCAAGCGCCGAGGCAAAGCGTGTGGACGAGGAAAACAAGAGGGCGTCTGCCGAGTCGGTGCGGGAGAGCGCCGAAGCCGCACGCTCCACGGCGGAATCTAAGCGCTCGGAGGCGGAGTCGTCCCGCGCGAGCGCGGAGAGCAAGAGGGATACGGCGGAGGGCGAGCGCTCGGATGCTGAGTCCTCGCGTGCATCGAGCGAGAGCGCCAGGGCACAGGCGGAGAGTGGCAGGGCATCCGCCGAGAGCTCCCGTGCAGCAGCCGAGTCCAAGCGGTCTGGCTCCGAGGCTTCCCGCGAAAGCGCGGAGTCGAAGCGCGTCGCGGCCGAGGGCGCCCGTGCGGGCGCCGAGAACAAGCGCGTGGAAGCCGAAAAGGCAAGGGCCGATGCGGACGCGGCACGCGAGACCGCCCAGGCAAAGAACAACGCAGACCAGGCGCAGAACAACGCGGCAGCCAAGGGCCTCACATACCAGATTGTGGCAGATAGCGGCTACAAGTCCAACGGCTCGCACAACGTGCCGACCGCCACGTCCGGGCGGACCGGGGTCGTTTACCTCACACCGAACCTCAACCAGGAGTCGAACAACCTCTACGAGTCCTGGATGTGGATTAACGGCGCATGGGAGCTCATGGGCGAGGACAAGCACGTCGCACCCACAACGACCGATGACGTCGACAGCATTGTCGGAGGCACGAGCGTTACCGCAGACCGCTACCTCAACAGCACGGGCTTGAGCTACCTGTGGACAAAGCTCGTCGCGTGGGCGACCGCCAAGTTCGCAGCGCTCAAGCACACACACTCGGCCTCGGACGTGACCAGCGGAACGCTCTCTGCGGACCGCCTGCCGACAGTGCCAGTCACGCACGGGGGCACGGGCGCGACCACTGCAGGAGAGGCCCTCTCAGCCATTGGCGCGGCAGCGGCATCCCACACCCACAGCGCTGGCGAAGTCACCAGCGGCACCCTGGCAACGGACCGCATCCCAGTGATTCCCGTGTCGAAGGGCGGAACCGGAGCCAGCAGCGCCGCTGCGGCTCGCAGCAACCTAGGGGCCGCCGCCTCGTCCCACACCCATGACGCAGGCAGCATCACCAGCGGCACCCTTCCTGTGTCACGTGGCGGCACCGGCGCCAGCAGCGCGGGGGCTGCGTTCAGGAACCTGTCTGGCTACACGCTCGACCTCGGGACCAACAACACGTCGGACACGTGGATACCCGTCATGGCCAATTCGACAATCCAGCACCGCGTGCTGCCGACCCTGCCGTTCCCGGTGAGCGCAGGCGGCACAGGCGCGACGTCGATTGAAGCCGCGCGTAGGAACCTCCACATCTCGCAGGGTTCCAAGGTGTGTACTGGGCACGGTACCCCCTGGGTGACGCTGTTCAATTCGTGGTCTGAGTTCCAACAGGCCACTGGATGCTACGACTCTGGTACGCCCACTCTAGTAACAATGAATGGGGACTGGTCAGCATTTGACGGGTCTCTGAGCGGCTGCGAGTTACGCGGGGGCGAAGCGGTGTACGTAATGGCGCAAACCCAGAACGGTATTCCCAACATCTCAAGCTCGCAGAAGCTCCGCATCAGCTGGATTTGCATCTGGTAGGCGGCCTGATGAACTCAATCACATTCGAGCAGCTGGTGGCTCTCGGCGGGACCATCATCGGTGCCATCGGGATGGTCATGACGTTCAGGCGCGACTCGTCGTCAGAGCGTCGCCGGCTTGACGCCATGGCTGCCGAGAGGGCGGCGGAGCGTCAGGTAGTAACCGACAAGCTCGACTCCCAGACCGACATGATTCGAGAGACGCGGGACACGGTCCGCGAGATGAACCGTCAGCTCGCCGACCACTCCCGCGAGATTGCCAGCATGGAAAGCCGCATGGGGGAGTTTGACCGCCGCCTTACAGTCGTGGAGAAGCGGTGCGAACGCCGTGGAGGCGTGAGTGCCGCAACCACCGAATAGAGGAGGGACATTGGGAATCAACTGGACCGTGAGGGCCAAGAACCGCAACTTCTGGCTAACGCTCATCCCCGCAGTTCTCCTGCTCGTCCAGGTCGTGGCAGCTCCCCTCGGGTACGAGTGGGACCTCGCCGGACTCGGGCAGCAGCTCACCGCAATCGTGAACGCGCTCTTCGCCGTGCTCTCGATTCTCGGCGTCGTGACCGACCCGACCACCGAGGGCGTATCGGACTCTGCGCGGGCGATGACCTATACGGAGCCGAGGCGAGACTAGCGTGGCTGACGTCCCGACATGTATGGTCTGCGGCCACCCAATGAGGGAAGAGAGGGGCAAGGAGCGCAGGAACGCGGGGAGAGTCCAAAGGTGGTGGCACTGCCAGAACTGCTGCCACCGGCAAACGACGATAGAGCCGGAAGGCGGGGAGTTCCCCGCCGATGGGGAGGGGAGCGATTCATGCACCTCTATGTGATATGCGGCCACGGCGCCGGTGACCCCGGCGCCTGTGGCAACGGATACAGCGAGGCGGAGCGCGTTAGGGCGCTCGGGGCGAGGATTGCCGAGCTCGGAGGCTCGTCCGTGACGCTCCTCGACACGAGCCGCAACTGGTACGCGGACCGAGGAATCAACTCGCTGAGCATACCGAGCGGTGACGCGCTCGTGGAGCTTCACATGGACTCGGCAGGCAGCGGCGCCCACGGGGCCCACGTCATCATCGCCGGAGGCGTCGGGGGCCCGGACCGATACGACCGGGCGCTCGCAGACAGGCTGTGCGCCATCTTCCCCGGACGCGCCAACCGCATCGTGGAGCGCACCGACCTGGCGAACCCCAACCGCGCCAAGGCGCGTGACATCAACTACCGCCTGGTAGAGAACGGATTCATCACGGACGCCGGGGACATCGAGAAGTTCAACTCGCGCCTGGACGAGGTAGCCGGAGCGTACCTGGCGGCATTCGGAATCACCGCCGGAAGCGCGGCACCGGCCGCACCGGCAGCGAGCGAAGGCAACGAAACTGAGGAGGACGAGGACATGACCGACTTCGGAGTCATCTTCAACCCTGCAAACGCCACCAAGGAGGGGGTCGGCGGGCTCTACTGGCTCGTCGGCGGCAGGCTGTACCACTTCACCAACCCCGACCAACCGCGGGCGCTCGACAGGATGTGCGAATCCGTCAACGGGCACGCGGTGCCCCGCTACGAGTTCCAGGGCACGGACCCATGGGCAGACCGCCTCGCCCAGGCGTGCGGTGGCTGGGGCAGCGCAGTCGCCTGCCCGCACTTCGACACGGACTAGAGGGGCCCTGGCCCCCATCCGCCCTTGCAGGCAGCGCCCAATCACATTTGTGAATGGCGCCAATGCACCTAGAATCCGCATTAGACGCGCGGCAGACTATCCTCCGTGATGCCTTGCCTAGCCGAGCGTCCCGGCATGCCCCGGAGCCAGAAATCCGGGGCACATTCATCTCTCGGGAAAAAAGGAACCACGGATGCCGTCGCGATGACGTCCCGGCAAGGCAGAACGCGGCCTTTTCGTAGCCCAATAGCATCAAGTTTGATAAAGGGTGGCTTGCGAAAGCCGCACCGACCCAGGGACCGCCCAATCAAAGATTTTAGGCGACGGACCGGCTCAGAGCCGGTCGGCTGGCTCGCCTCGCGGCCCGAAGCGCGGGGCCTTCGTATGGTTGCGTTTCTGATTTTCCTGGTAGACGTACCGTTTTTGAACCGCACCATACATTCAGGGCGGCGGCGTTTGCCGTCGCCCTTTTTCTTACGGGCTCATGGCGCAACGGTTAGCGCAGGGGACTCATAATCCCTGGGTTGTAGGTTCGAATCCTACTGGGCCCACCATGAAATTCAAGCCTTCCACCTGCGGTTTAGGTGGGGGGCTTTTTTGAACAGCCCAGAAATTACCATAAATATCGAAACTGTCAGCCTGCACGGAGACCATCTCGCCCATTGCCGCTGCGGCCTCGTCGAGCGCCACGGACGGTCTCAGGTAGTGGGCATAGCCGGTCTGCACGTTGGTCCTGCCGTGGATGCGGGCGTTGACGGTGTCGAGGACCCCCGCCTCCTGCATGATGGTCTCGTGGACAGACCTCATGGACGAGAGCGGCGCGTACGGCAGCGAAGAGAGCCTCGCCCCCGGTAGGAACAGCCGCCTCCACTCCCTGGACGCATAGCGCCCGTAGGCGTCCCAGAGCCTCACCCTGGGCCCCTGGCGGGCAAGCTCCGCGAGCCTCGAGGAGAACGGCTCCGGCACCGGCACGACGCGCGTGGAGGAGGCGTTCTTCGTCCGCTTGAGGCCGTCGGCCTCGGTCCAAGCCTTCCACACGGCTACGTCGGCGACGAGCGAGCCCCCAAGGTCCCTGAACCCTACGTCCTCCCACCAGAGCGCGAGGCCCTCCTCGGGGCGCAGGCCGCCCCCGGCCAGGACCAGCCACAGCGGCTCAACACGCTCCCCGCGCACCATTCCCATGCAGAGGGCGACCTCACGCGCCCCCCAGGGCATCGACGGCGGCCCGTCCACCCCCGGGGGCTCGCGGGCGACCGGGAAGTCGAGCCTGCGACCCATGAGCGGGTTCGTCTGGATTACCTCAAGGTCAACGGCGACCGACAGCATCCGCTTCAAGGTACGGGCCGCATGGTGGGCGGTGTTTGGCGTCATCCCGTACAGCCACGCCTGCACGTGGGAGAACCTCACGTCGGAAACCCGCGCGTCGCCGAACGCGGGCTGTATCCTGAGCCTCCACTGCTTCCTGTAGTCGGATACTGTGGCGTTAGCGAGGCCCTTCGCCTCGCACCGGGCCTCGAAGACGGGCCAGAACTCGTCGAGCGTCGCATCCGGGCCGAGACCAGCCGGGGCCTGGAAACGGGAGAGCCGTTCGTCCATAATGGGGACGCCTCCATTCCATGGTGGTTTTGGGGCAGCCCCCGTGCGAACAGTCTTGGCGGACTCGCGCGGGGGACTTTATTCTGTCTAAGCGTTGTCGTGGCCTGGATATGCCTCCGAGAGGCCACGAGCGGCGGCCAGAAGCGCCCTTCTTCCGTCGTCCGACATCGACACGTAGAGGCGCAGGAGCGCCCTCTCGCCGTCTGAAAGGGCGTCGGCGCCGGGCTTTGCGAGCGTCCCGGAGACGACCCTCACCCCATCCATGCCGCCCCTGTCGACAATCCACGACTTCGGGATTCCGAAGTGGTCAGCAAGACGCTGCACCGCGCCCATTCGCGGCTCAGAGAACCCACGCTCCCATTGGGTGACGGAGCTGCGCGAGACGCCGGCGACCGCGGCGAGCTCACCCTGCGTCATGCCCGCGAGGCCCCTTAGTATAGAGATGTTCCTGGCAGTGTCGCCCATTGGCGCCTCCGTTCGGATGCAGTACGACCCACCCGGCGCTGCCGCGCCATCAAGACCAGCCGCTCTCCCCCTTGTACATGCCGTCCGGCCTGTCGGCGAGTCCGAGCAGGTAGTCAGCCGAGCAGTCCAGGGTCTTGCAGATGCCGGCGAGGAGGTCCGAGTCCGGGGCCCTCCTGCCGTGCTCCCAGCCGCTGACGGTCTGCTTCGTGACGCCGACGGCGTTCCCAAGCTCGTCCTGCGTCATCCTGCGGAACCCGCGCATGGCGGCAATCCTCATGCCCATCGTCGTCTTCGTGTCGTCCATGAGTTGCCTCCGTCCGGGGGTTCTGGCTACCGTCTCATAATTATTGCGAAAAAGTACTTGCAAAAGTTCGCAAAACGCGTACTATTGTTGTTGCCGCGATAAGCGGTATTTAATCGCGTGAGAGGTACGCGATACGCGAACCCTGACAAAGAGCAAGCGCGGCACTCGGCCGTGGACGAATCGTCCCCGCGAGCCTGACGAGTGCGAAGACCGGATGCCGGGTCACCGGATACGGCCGATGGAGCCGCGTGGAGGGGTCAACAGGCCAAGAAGTCCTGAGTCCCCATGTATCTACAAGAATTCAAGAGAAGGGGGTGGAGGTGCCGAACCGTTTCAAGGAACGTAGAGAGGACCTTCACATCACGGCCGAGCAGGCCGCGAGCGCAATAGGAGTGACCGTCGGGACCCTCTACTCATGGGAGCGGGGGGACACGAAGCCGAACGCCGAGCCGCTGAGGCGGATGGCGATTGCCTACGACGTCAGTGCCGACTGGCTCCTTGGTCTGGACGAAAAGTACGCGTAGCGCGTACATTACAGCGATGGGGGGCCGTCGGAGTGATTGGTAGGGCAATCGACAGGGCCGTCGAGCGAGGCTGGCTCGAGTACGGCCCGTACAACCAACTGGAAATCGCAGACCGAGCGTGGCCCGCGTGCGTCGCCGTCATGGCTGTGCTCGCGCTTCTGGCCGCGTACGTCGAGGGCGGCTCGGTGCCGCCGGCTTGAGGGGAGTGAGTACTAATGGGAGAGCCGTACAGCGTCGGCTCGTACAGGGCTGGCGCGGCCCAGGAGATTGGGCCGTTCGGACGTCGCGAGTATGCGTCCATGCCGAGGCCGAGGCCGTCTGGCCCGGTCCAGAGGAGGCTCATGGAGATTGGAGGCCACGCGCTCGTTGTTGACCGCGACGGAGGCTTCTACGACTCAATGGGCTCTCCTCACGGCGACTGGTACCTGGGGAAGGCTTCAAACGACCGCGAGGCAGAGGCGAAGTGGAGAGGCTTCATTCGTTCGCAGGGGGTGAGCGGGGCTTGATTCTCGACTACATGGACGGGCAGAGGTTCCACGGCGACGAGGACGACTTCGACGACGACGGCACAACCGCCAGGGAGTCGTGCGCGTTCTCGGACGTTTGCGAGCACGCGCTGCTCGCGGCCGGCATCTCTGAGGCAGAGGCTGACGAGGCCCTCACCGACGGACGCGCATGCTACCGGTGCGACTACTGGCGGCGGAGGGGGGAGCTGTAGTAGATGGCAAACGAGCTAGTGTTCTTCGTCCCGTCGAACCGCACGACCTCCCGCGGGCACCCGACCCACATGGACGGCACCAACGAGATGGTGAGCGCCGGCCGCACCAACCGCGCGTTCGCCGCCAGAAGGAAGCGCGAGGACACGCAGTGGGTCGCCGGGTTCGCCAGGAAGGCCATGGGCGAGCAGGGATGGGTGTGCCCGGAGGAGTGCAAGGTCGTCGTCTCCATGACGTTCGTCGAGACGAGCGACGCTCGTGACCTCGACAACATCTACGGCGGCGCCAAGTACGTGATGGACGCGCTATGCACGCCAGCCAGGTGGAGCGACGAGAGCGGTGAGTTCACGCGCAACAAGTACGGGTGCGGTGCAATCGTCGACGACTCGCAGCAGTACGTCGAGAACCTCGTGTTCGACGTCATCCAGGACAGGGATGCCCCGGGAGTGATTGTCCGGGTCACGAAGGTAGGTGAGGATGATTGAGCGAGACGGTAGAGGTCGTCGAGGCGACCACTATTGACACTGACGTCGCGAGGATGGGGGACGCCGCGAGATGGCTCTCAGACGCACGCTCCCAGGCGCTCTCCGCCGCCTCCGAGCACGTCCCCCACCCGATACGCGACGACGCCGACTACAAAGCATCGAAGAAGGCGCGAGCCCAGGCTTCCGCCGAGTACAAGAGGCTCGACGAAGAGAGGAAGTCGCTCACCCGCGACGTCGAGAGGGCCATCAAGGCGTTCAAGTCGTCTGCGTCGGATGCAATCGCCCCGCTCTCGGAGGTCGACTCCGGGTACCGCAGGTACATCGACGAGTGGGAGGCCAAGTGCCTCCGCGAGAAGACCGCCGAGATTCAGACGGCATACGAGGAGTTCGCACCGGACCTCGTCCCGTTCCTGAGCTTCGTAAGGGTCTGGGACATGTGGGCCGCCAAGGGAAAGTGGGCGAACCGCACGACCCCGACGCCAAAGGCAATAGCAGACATGCAGGAGAAGGTCGAGGGGGTAGCCAAGGGTTACCGCGCCATCGACGAGATGGACGGCCTCGGAGACTCCGAGAGGCAGGCCGTCAAGGCGGCCTACTTCGACTGCCTCGACGTCGGCGAGGCCCTCGCGAGGGTGCGGCGTGACCGCGAGATGCGCGAGGCCGTCGGTGTCCTCGAGAGCGTGCAGGACGGTGGCTCTGGGCAGCCGGAGCCGGCCAGGGAGCCCGCCGAGACGCCATCGCCAGCCCCACAGCCAGCTCCAGCACCGGAGCCGCGCGAGGAGCGCTGCAGCCCGGTCTACAGGCCAGAGAACCGCCTCCACGTGCTGTTCAGGTTCGACTCCCCCGTGGAGGAGATGGACCTGTGGCTCACCGACGAGGACGCCCACGCGGTGCGGCGCGTCTTCTCGCAGAACGGAATCCACGGAAACTCGAAGACGATAGGGAGGGAATGATGGGAGGAACTGAACCAGAGCCGCTGAGCGCGAAGTCTCAGCTGCTCAAGCGCCTGTCAGAGGTCCAGGTGGCGCTCAAGGCGCCAAAGTCAAACTACAACAGCTTCGGTAAGTACAGCTACCGGAGCGCCGAGGACATCCTCGAAGCGGCCAAGCCGCTCTGCATGGAGCACGGCCTCACGCTCACGCTCACCGACGAGCCGGTGGTCATAGGCGACTGGCACTACATCAGGGCGACCGCGACGGTCGAGGACGGGGACGCGGAGAAGTCGGTCACCGCCTATGCCCGCGAGGACGCGAGCCTCAAGGGGATGCACGACTCGCAGACGACCGGGGCGACGTCGAGCTTCGCGAGGAAGTACGCGCTGAACGGCCTCTTCTGCATCGACGACAGCAAGGCCGACCCCGACTCGATGGAGCAGCAGCCACAGGCTACGCAGCCGGCCGCCCGGCCCCAGGTGGCCCAGCCGGTGCGCGAGCCAGGAGCGCCCACCAAGGCGTCGACGGACCCGCTCTCCGCGGTGTGGATGCGCCTCGGGGCGTACCAGCAGGCACGCGGCGGGATAACGGCGCAGCAGGCGGCATCCGAGCTGGCGGCGTACGTCGGGCTCAGCGACATCCAGCAGGCTGGTTCCGCCGAGGCGGGCCGCATCATCCAGGGGATGAACCAGGTAATCAACCAGGCCCAGCCGCAGCAGGCGGCGAGCCAGCGTTTCTAAGGAGGAACATTGTCAATCAACAGGGTGACAATCACGGGCAACCTCACCAGGGACCCGGAGCTCCGCGTCAGTGCAAGCGGCTCCCAGGTGCTCTCGTTCGGCGTCGCCGTCAACGACCGACGCAAGAACCAGCAGACCGGCGAGTGGGAGGACGTGCCCAACTTCGTGGACTGCGTCGTGTTCGGGAATCGAGCGGAGGCGCTGTCGAGATTCCTCTCAAAGGGCTCAAAGGTGGCAATCGATGGACGGCTGAGCTACAGCTCGTGGGAGGCCAAGGACGGCTCCAAGCGCTCGAAGCTCGAGGTCATCGTCAACGAGTGCGAGTTCCTGAGCCAGCGCCAGCAGCAGCCCGCGCAGCAGCAGGCGCCTTTGCCCCAGATTCCGCAGTACGGCATGCCGCAGGGCTACCAGCCGCAGTACCAGCAGCCGATGTACCCCCAGGCGTAGGCGTTGATTAGGCAGGGCGAGCCGAGCCCTGCGCTGCTTAGGTTCGAGGCGTACGAGAGGGCGGCCCGCAGCCTCGAGGAGGCAAAGGCGGCCGTCCGCCCGTTGGCCGGCGAGTCGAGGCGCGGGGCGCTCGGCACCGAGACAAGGCTTGAGGACGACCTCGACGCGGCGTGGGAGGAGGTCGGTGAGGTGGGCTGCGGGCTCGACGACCTGGCCGCGTCCGTGCTTGCCTCCCACTTCCTCTGGCTCATGCCGTGGGAGGAGGCGGCTTCGAGTAACGGCGTGGCGATAGACAAGGCGAAGAAGCTCGCGTACGGGGCACTCGAGTGGCTCGACGCGGGGAGGGAGGAAAGCGATGAGTGAGGTAACGAGAGTGGTCGTAGAGGGGACGCTCCCGGAGCGCCGCCACAGCGGCGATGCTGGCTTCGACTGCAGGGCGAGGGTGGACGGCCAGGTGACGATAGTCCCCGGCGCGAGGGTGAAGGTGCCCCTCGGGTTCCGCATGGAGCTGCCCGCCGGGAAGGTGGGGCTGCTGTTCGCGAGGAGCGGGCTCGCGGCCGAGGACGGCATCGAGATGGCAAACGGGGTCGGAGTGGTCGACTCTGGCTACCGCGGCGAGGTATGCGCACTGCTCCACAACATCTCGCGCAAGCCGTTCGTCGTCAGCAACGGAGACAGGGTGTGCCAGCTCGTCGTGATGGACGTCCCCGCCGTCAGCATGGTAGCGGGCATCGTCACCAACGACAGCGAGCGCGGAGCCGGCGGCTTCGGCTCGACGGGCACCAAGTAGGAAACGAGGAGGAACACACATGGCAGACGGAAGACCGGACTTCAAGGCGATGGGCGCGGACGAGCGTGCCAGGTACCTGGAAATGGCAACAGAGGCACGAGCGCACCGCGCCGAGGTGAGGCGTGCGCTCAAGGAGGGACGCGAGACCATCGCAGAGGCACTCGACGACCCCGAATGCGCCGGCATGAGGGTTCGCCAGCTCCTGAGCGCCCTCCCCGGGTGGGGCGTCAAGACCGCCCGGAGGTGGATGGATGCAAACGGCATCGACTACTGCAGGAGGGTACGCGGGCTCGGCGTCCGACAGCGCGAGCTGGTAGCCAGCCTCGGCCGGGAGTAACCGGCCACCAACAACGGACCAGCAGAGCGGGGTCTCGCCATCATTGGCGCGGCCCCGCAGTCGTAGGGAGGCGATGGCGCTTTGGATTCCCAGACGTGCGAGGACTGCCGGTGGCGTGACGGGGCGCTCTGCAGGAACCCAGACGTCGCCGGCGAGTACGAGGGAGTGGTAGTGAGCGTGGACGAGACGTGCGAGGGATGGGAGGAACGCCGTGACAGCCGTCGCGAGGAGGTGGAGTGAGGGAGAGGACGACGTCCTGAGAGTCCTCTGGCCCGCCCACGGCCCAGGCTGGGAGGGCTGGGACGAGGGTGCGATTCCCGGCAGGACGATGCGTGCGTGCAAGCAGAGGGCCTGCAGGCTCGGTCTCATATACGCGACCGGCAATTGGACCGATGCCGAGCGGCAGGTGATACGCGACAACTACCCGGCGCACGGCCCGGAGTGGGATGGCTGGGACGTCATCCTACCGGGGCGCACGCACCATGCAATCCAGATGTGCGCAAGCCGGATGGGCGTGAGCGTTCGCGCGGACATACCGCGCGGCCGCGGCATCCCCTGGACCGTAAGCGAGCTCAAGGCGCTCAGGCAATACTACCCGATGCACGGGAGCGCCTGGGATGGGTGGTCGTACGAGCTGCCCAGGAGGTCGCGCTGTTCCATATCCAGTATGGCAAAGGCGCTTGGAGTCCATAGACAGACACAGAGGGAGAAGGTGGAGGACGCATCCGGCGAGATTATCGCCGAAGCACGCCGCCTCGTCTCACAGGGGGCGTCTTCTGAGGAAGTCGTGAGGCGCACGGCCAGGGTCGCGGGTGTAAAGCCGGCGACCATGAGAAGGCTCCTGCCGGAGTTGCTCAGGAACGAGCTGAGGCGACGCGGCGAGCCGTAACAGGGAGGGGCACGTCATGCAGCACATAGTGGAGGTCGCGTTCGACTTCAACGACAAGGCAATCACCGAGTACATCGAGAAGAACCTCGAAGACGACGTGAGGGACGAGTGCGCAAGGAGAGCGTACAAGAAGTTCGTGAGCACAATCCCGCACTCGTCGTACAGCGTCGAGAGCGACGTGCAGAACTTCATGGTGGATGCCATCTACGAGCGGTTCATGGAGGAGCACGGGACCGAACTCGTGCGGCTTGCGGCCCTGACGCTCGCAAAGCGCACGGACCGCAGGAAGGCATGGAAGGAAGCACTGGCGGAAGCAGAGGCCGAGCTCAGCGGTAAGGAGGACGGCAATGAGCAGGATTAGCGACGAGCTGCGCAAGTGTGCAGACACCTACGATGACAAGAAATTTCTGCCGAAGATTAACGGCAGGTATCACGACATAGCCGACCGCATAGACGCGGAGATGGCCGAGCTGCCGCGCGGGAAGGACGGCAAGCCCATACACGTGGGGGAGACCGTGTACGGCGAGGACGGCAAGGCGTGGCACGTCGAGGGCGTTGTCATCGGGCGGTGGACTGAACACATCAAGTCACCCGTCGTGTACGCGACGGGCGGCTCTGGCCAGTGGCGCAACTTCCTGCCATGGCTGCTCACCCACGAGCGCCCGGACAGCTTGGAGCGCATCGCGCGGGAGCTGGGCGAATGGCGATTCGAGCACATGCGCGGCCTCGAAGCTGACGATTTTAACGACTTGAGCCTGTTTGCCGACCGCATCCGCAAGCTGGCGAAGGAGCGCGGGCATGAGTCGTAGCTGCCTTTGCTGCGAGCATGCACGGGTGACGCTTCCAGTGCTTCCGTCGCTGTGCGGACAGGACATCGTGTGTACGGCGAGGAACGGCCTTTGCGTAACCCGTCCCACATTGCGTGCGCTGACATGCAGGGGATTCAAGGACAAGCACAGGCTTCGGCTAGAGGAGGTTGACCGGTGAGCGAGTACGTGTGCGATGTCGACACGCTTCAGCGCGTGGTGCGCTGTAAGGACTGTAGGTGGGCCTGCGTGCCCGATGACGACGGCGGATACGGCGACTGCGTGTTTGCCTGCTCATGGTGGATGGACTACTCGAACAGCGCCCGCGACCTGTTCGTAGGAAAGTATGACTTCTGCTCAAACGGCGAGATGAGGAGGTGCGGAGGGCGATGAGGTTCGATTTCATGGAGCCAATCTGCGCAGAGGCGCAGCGCCTCCCGGAGGGTTCGACGGAGCGCCAGCGGATGATGGTCGCCATAGGGACCGCGCGGTGCCTGGCAGAGCACATGGTCGTCGAATGCCCGCGCGACGAGCGCGAAGCAGTCATGCGGCCGGGCGACCAGCTGTTCAACGACGACGGGAACGAGGTCGTCATGATGGGCGTGAGCGGAGGCTCGCGTGCAGTCGTCGGGAGCGGAGACGGGTTGGCGTGCGTGCCAGCCGCGACGCTCCACAGCCAGAAGCCGGAGCGCCACGGAATCAGCGAGGTCCTCGAGGAGCTGGCAGACGTTATGGGGCGCATCTCCGCGCTCGTGTGCGCGATGAGCCTGGACGAAGGCGTCTCGTATTCCGACCCCGAGTGGCTCTACGCCAAGACGAGCGAGATTGCCTGCATGGCCGAGAGCCTCGAGGAATCCGCCTCGAGGCTCGAGGGGGAGGCGGCTGATGGCTGAGTTCATCGTCGACACGACTAACGGAATCATGAACGCAAAAACGACCGGGAGGCTTGTCAGGTGCAGGGAGTGCCTCCATGCCGCGAGACGCGACCCTGACGGCCTGGTGGTATGCGACTTCTGGTCCTCGCTCTGCGGGAATGGCGCTATATCGCGCGGCGCGGACGAGTACTGCTCAGATGCGGAACGCAGGGAGGCTGTCCAATGGTCGTGATGGTGAGGGATGACGCCACGGATGCCCTCCACGTGGTGGACTCTTCGAGGATATTGACGGTCACGTTCTACGACGGCTTCGAGGACGCCGATGTCGTGATAGACGGCGGAACCGTCGTTAACGTCACGTTCGATTCTGGCATCGACGCGGCGGTGGCGATGGCCCTCGGCGGGGGAGATTGCCACGAGGACGTCTCGAAGCTCAGGGAGGCAACGAGGGAGGCCGTCGAGAGGGGCTTGAGGGAGTGAGGCAGACTCCTGAGTTGAATGGGAGGACAACGATGGAAACTGGCGACGAGCGCCGCGAGGTGGCGGCAACGCTCAGGGATGCAAAGCGAAAGTGCGAATCGCGCGGCTACCCGTGGACGTGCGATGACCTGTGTCTCGCCATTGGCTACGAGCGCGGCTACGAGGCAGACAACGGTATCTTCGACCGCCTCGCGGACCTCATAGACCCGACGTGCGAGGTAGTAACCGTGCAGCCAGACGGGAGACCAGGCGATTTCGTCACGCAGGAGATTTACGAGGGGTGCAGTGCGTGCGGGCACTACATGCAGCGTGACCCATTCACTGGAAGGTACCCGCACTACTGCCCGAACTGCGGCAGAAGGGTGGTCGGCGAGTGATGACTGGTGAGGCGCGACCCGGACCATGCGGGGCATGGCTGCCATACCAGTGAGAACGGCTTCTGCTCATGGGCCAGGAAGAGCGACAGGGAGGATTGAGAATGGCGTACAGCGACTATGGCGCTTTCGTCTATATGAACGATTGCCGCAGGCCAGATAAGGAGGACGTCGGAGTGTTCGACACCGAAGAGGCGTCGCTCCCCTCCGGGCTGCGCATCTACGCGAACATCATGAAGAACATGGAGAACGGCGAGGACCGCTGGTGGAAGCACTCGCACCACGGCGTCATGGGCGACGGGGATGTCAGGGTGGCCTGCTACAAGCAGGGGTGGCCCGAGATTTGGGTCTGGAATGCTGATGAGGCCGAGCCGACACAGTACGACTTCGACGGCCTATCCCGCAGGTTCGGTTGGGACGACTTCGACGAGTATGGCGGTTCAAGGTTCGCCCTCGACTCTTACGACAAGGAGTTCGACCTCATCGGCTGGCACTTCCACTTCTGGGGCGACGAATGCGATTCCAGACCGGCGTACGGCGCATCTATGACGCGGGACTGCGAGACATGGGAGTGCGATTACGACTGCGAGTACGGGGCTGGCTTCGATGACTAGCGCCGAATGGAGGGGGTGCGACGGGTACCCGGGCTACGAGGTCAGCGACCGTGGCGAGGTCAGGAACTCCCGGACGGGAAGGCTCCTGGCTCCCTTCGGGAGGAGGGACGGCAGCGAGTACCTGTACGTGTGCCTGAGAGCGGGTGGCAAGAAGAGCAACGTCCTCGTCCACCGGCTCGTCGCCAAGGCGTTCGTCGAGAACCCAGACCCGGAGACCAAGACCCAGGTCAACCACAAGGACGAGTGCAAGCGCAACAACTGCGCCTACAACCTCGAGTGGGTCACATGCTCCGAGAACAACATGTACGGGACCGCGAGGGCCCGGAGGGCGGAGAAGGAGTCGCTGCCCGTGGTGATGGTCTACCGGGGCCTGAGCGTGATGTTCAACTCAGCGACCGACGCCGAGCTGAGGACGGGGATACCGGCGAAGAGCATACAGAAGTGCTGCAGCGGAAGGCTCGCGAGCACGCACGGCGCGTCGTTCGCGTACCTCGGCGGGCGGCCGAGACGGATTGGGGATGGTGACGAATGACGTATTCGCCGGAGGACAGGAGAATCGCGGCCCAGGCGCTCACCGAGGCACGCTTGGAGAGGCTCGCGCTGTGGGAGGCGGGGCTGCCGCAGAGGGAGGACGTCCTGTCGGACATAGAGAGCTGCCTCCCAGGCGAAGACAACGTCTTCGAAGAGCTTTCCAAGCTCATAGACCCGACGTCCGAGGTGGCGATTATGGACGAGGCCGGGGAGGGGCCGTGGAACGACGGCGGTGTCAGGCTCGACTCGACCACGTACGGCTGCCGCGAGTGCGGCTACCCGTACGGTGCCTACGCCTCGTTCAGGTTCCCGGACAGGCCGCGCGGGGTCCCGAGGTTCTGCCCGAACTGCGGAGCCCGCCAGCTGTTGGATGACTGGATATGAGGGCCGGGATGGGCCGTATCGAGGCTGCCAGGTCGCTTCGCAGCGCGGCCTCGAACCCACGCGGGATAACGCCCGCGGGCCTATGCCACGGGCTTCACTCGTGGGTTGGCGTCCCCCAGGAGAGGGACTGGCGCGGGAACCTGTACACGCTCGAGTCGGACCGCCTCACCAACGCAGCTGCGGTCATGAGGCTCGCAGAGCTCGTCGACCCCGTCGGCGAGATGGAGGAGTCCACGGAGGGCGACGGGTCTGGCTGCGGGCGGTGCTCTGAGTGCCACGGGTTCCTGGACGGCAGCGAGCACTACTGCCCGAACTGCGGAGTAAGGCTGGCATAGCCCGTCATGGGGCGGCCATTAATGGGAGGAGGAGCGATGGGCGACGATGCGCTCGAGACAATCCCCGAGGCGTGCGAGAGGTACGGAATCCCGTACCAGCCGCTCTATAGGATGTGCCTGGGCGGCGAGGTCAAGGCGACCAACACCGGTGAGGAGTGGCTCATAGACGTCGACGCGATGCGTCATCAGATGGAAGAGGGCCGAATCGGCCTGTACCGGGCAAGGGGAGGAAAGATGGGTTGGCATGGCGACGCGGCTGGTTCCGTGGTATACAGCGAGCCGGGGATGAGGCTCTCGGTGGCAGTCGGGAGCAAGGACATCC